TGACGCCGTGACCGCCCTCGCCTCCGGATCCAATGAAGTGATCCGGCAGCTCGCAAACAGCATAAAGCTGCTAAGTACATGGGATCACATCGCCGAAATGAAAGGCAAAGAACTCGACGAGCTGGCGTGGGAGCTGGGCATCCCGTGGTACGATAGCGCTGCGAGCGACGAGTCAAAGCGCTCGGTGATTAAACAAAGCGATCAGGTATACGCAAAGCTCGGAACAAAGTGGGCCGTTGAGCAAATAGTCGCCTCACACTTCGGCACAGGAGTCGTCCGGGAGTGGTGGGAATATGGCGGCGAGCCGTTCCATTTCAAGGTACTAAGCGACAACCCTGAACTCGTAAACAAACAGCTCGACAAGTTCATGGCTCTACTTGAGACCGTCAAACGGAAAAGCGCATGGATGGACGCTATCCTGATCACGCTGACCGGGGAACTGACGGTATACTTCGGCATGGCAGTCCGTGATCACAGTGTAGAGGTGCACAAGCTCGGGGCCGACGTCGTCATCGAATAAACGAAAAGGAGGAAAAGCACAGTGAGCGCATTTATCAACAACGACATAACCACGGATGGCCTCCGCGTTCTGGCCAGAGGCCAAACAGGCAGCCCCATCCTATTCACGAAGATCGTGCTCGGAGACGGACGCCTTCCGCAAGGGCAGCAAGTAAGAGACTTGACCGCAGTCGTCCACCCGGTCATCGAGCTCCAGATCACGAAATGCACCGCAACCGCAGAAGGCACGGCGGTCGTCGGCGGCACCTTCGACAATGGAGACATAGGCGACGGCTTCTACTACCGAGAGCTGGCCCTCTTTGCCGAGGATCCTGACAACGCCGGCATCGAAGTCCTTTATTGCTATGGCAACGCCGGCGATCTGGCCGAGTATATACCGGCCGGAGGCGGCACAACAGTCGTGGAAAAGACCATCGACATCGTGGCAGCCATAGGAAGCGCAACAAATATAAGCGCGGTTATAGATACGGACGCATGGGCCACCATTGCACAGGTGAACAGCGCCATCAGTATAGCTCAGCAAGCTCTCGCAGCGGCACAAACGGCAGAGAGCAACTCCGAGAACGCAATGACTAACGCAGCGGCAGCCATCAACTCGATCCCAACCCTTCAGACACAGATCGAGTACAACGCCGGGCGCATCCAGATCCTATGGGATGCCATATTCTCGGACATTACAACTAACCCGTTTAATGTGACCTTCAGCGACCTCGAAGGCATAACACTGACATCAGGCGTGTGGAACGCAACGAGCCAACGCCTCGAATGTTAAGCCATGAGGCTGCATAATTACACGCCTATCCCGCTGAGCGAAGCATCGTGCTTTATTGCTAATTTATTTATACAACTCTCGCCACCATGCCCTTGCCCTCCTGACATGATCATCATTCAGGGGACAGCATACGACGGCACCGGTGCGCGAGTGACTATCAAAGGGGAGGAGGTGCGCGCCTATGGGAAGCAACGGACACTCGCGGCCATACGATCGGGTAAGTGTGGGCAAACCGCCCTACGGCAGAGACAAACTTCCAGAAATGGAGGTGATCACAGAGGCCAAGAAGCTCGAGAGGCACACGCTGATCCTGACCAGTAACGAAAAGCGGTACCCTAAGAAGTACCGCATCACATTCGTGAACAGGATCCAAGCTGAGGCGCTCGACATTACCGGCGACCTTATGGAAGCTAACGATCTATTGCTAAACGACGAAGTAGAGCGAGAACTACGCTTCAGGGCGCAGCGCTCCGCTCTCAGAAATTGCAGGCGTTTGATCCACCATATAGAGACATCACACGACATGGGAATGATCGACGCCGGCAGCTTTGAATACTGGGCAAAGATGGCCAATGATGTGAGAAACATGGCCGCTGCGTGGTATCAATCAGACAAAAAACGGGCCGCAAAAATCGACGCTCAGAAGCAGAAAAAATAAGCAGCCCATGGGGTACGCCTTGTCACGCGCCTCGAACTCTCGCAACGTGCGCAACGTCAACACCGATGGCACTCTGAACAACAACAACGCTTACAATGGCAACAACGGCCTTCGTCCCGCTCTGATGGAAAGCTCGACCTATTAAGCCGAAAGGCTGAACGCAATGCACCATCATCAAAGGAAGGCGTATCCCAACCGAGCCCGGGCAGCCATGTGTCTGGATGCCGAGCAGGTTAAACACAGGACTGCCGATGCCTGAGCGACGCATACAAAGCGCGGCCGCGGCTAAGAAACGGCAGGGATTTTTATGGCAAATATCGTAACTGATTTTTATAGTCTTTACCAAGCGTACCAAAAGGCAAAGCTCGGGAAAGGACACAACCCGACAGCGCTGCGCTATGGCCTGAACCTAACGGCCCGCACAGTGCAGCTCGGGGAGAAACTCGACAACCGCACCTATGAGGTCGGCCCCTATTATTCCTTCAAGGTATACGAGCCGAAGCAACGCGACGTCCTTGCCATTGACTTCGAGGGCAAGGTTATGCAGCACAGCTTCTGCGACAACGTACTGGAGCCCTGTTTTGTCAGGAGTTTCATCCGCGACAACTATGCAAGCCAGAAAGGAAAAGGGACGCACGACGGCCTCGACAGGCTGGAGAAAAACCTCCGGCACTACTTCTTTCAACGAAAGGCAAAGGCTGAGCAAGAACGCCGCAAGGCCGGCTTGCCGCCTTTACCGGTGGAGCTGGGCGGCTATGCTGACGGCTACGTCCTGAAGGGTGACTTCTCAAAGTATTTTTACTCTATCCTTCATGGGCAGCTTCTCAAAATTGCACGCAAAAAGCTCAAATGGCTCGGAGATCCTGAGCTTATTGAGTTTAGTGACTGGCTGCTGACCTTGATCGTCGACAGTACACCCGACCCGGGCATACCGATCGGCAACCAAAGCAGCCAACTCCTCGCCCTTCTCTATCTTGACGGACTCGATCACCTCATGAAGGACGAGCTCGGCCTGAAGTTCTACGGTCGATATATGGACGATTTTTACATCATCCACGAAAACAAGGAAAGACTCCGGGAAATTCTGAGAATGATCGAGGAATATATCGAGCCACTGGGCCTAAGCCTGAACAACAAGACGCAGATCTTCCCGCTGCGCAATGGCATTGACTTTCTCGGGTACCATACCTACATCACGGACACCGGCAAGGCGATCCGCAAAGTAAGGGCCAAGAGCAAGAACAACATGCGCCGAAAGATCAAGAAGTACAGGAAGCTGGTCGACAGTGGAAAAATGACACTCGAGAGCGTCGAGCGTTCATACGCAAGCTGGCAAGGACACGCCTCACACGGCAATACCTACCACCTGCGCAAGAACATGGACGCTCTTTTCTATGCGGTATTCCCGGAGCTAAAAAAACCGAAAGGAGAAAAAGACAATGGCCCAAAGTATTAACAATCTGGCCGTCGGCTCAAAGATCAAATTCGGATCCATTTACGGCAGCCCGATCGTCTGGAAGGTAGCCGACAAAAACCATGCCGGGTACCCGAGCAACTCGATCACGCTGGTGAGTGATAAGATCATCAAGATCATTGGCTTCGACGCAAAGGAGCCAAGTAACAGCAATACCGACCGCCAAAACTACGGAAACAACCGGTACCTGCACGCAAACTTGAGGCAATGGCTAAACAGTGCAGCGGCAGCCAACGCATGGTACACGGCACAACATGCAGCAGACGCCCCTCCTAATAGCGGAGCCGTAACATATAACCCGTACACGGCGCTGGCCGGCTTCCTCAACGCCTTCACGACCAACGAGCGAAACGCCATTTTAAGCACCACGCTCACGGTGGCAAAGAACACAGTCACGGACGGAGGAGGATCCGAGACAGTCGCGGACAAGGTTTTCCTGCTAAGCAACACAGAGGTGGGACTTGCCAACGAAAACGGCATCGCGGAAGGCTCTCTCCTTGCCCTATTCAGCACGAGTAGTAACCGCATAGCCCAACCGACAGCGGCAGCCGTCAGCAATAGCGACTACACGAACGCGAGCCTAAACGCAAGTTCAGCATGGTACTGGTGGCTGAGGACGCCATACGCCTCGGACTCTCGCAGCGTGCGCTTCGTCCACACCGTTGGCACTCTGAACTACTACGGCGCTTACAATGGCCGCTACGGCCTTCGTCCCGCTTTAAATCTTCCATCTGATCTCTTGATCTCTGATAGTGCCGATGGAGATGGTTGCTACACAATCATATACAACCAGCCCCCAACAACACCGAGCTCAATCAGCGTACCAGAAACCGTGATGGGCGGCGAGGGCTTGACAGTCACATGGGGAGCCTCTACCGACCCCGACGGAAACCTCTCCGGGTACCGTCTGGAGCGGAGCTACAACGGCGGCGCGTTTACTCAGGTTTATCAAGGATCAACCAGATCATTCACCGACAGCATAACATTCGGATGGACGTCAGTGCAGTACCGCGTCAAGGCATACGACGCAGCCGGAGCCGAAAGCGCATACAGGACGAGCGAGGTCAGAACCGTGACTAATAACCGGGATCCGGTGATAAGTGGAACCGACACGAGCCTCGGCAGCTTCAGCGCCTCTCCTCCGTCCTACAATTACACCGTCACGGATGAGGACGGCCACGCCGTCACAGTGGTCGAGAAGCTCAACGGCACCACCCTGCGCAGCTACGCGGTGACACTGGGGGCCACCAACACCCTGACATTCACGGAGACCGAATGGATGAAGATCCTGAACGGTACGCACACGCTGAGCATAACAGCGACAGACGTCAAGGGAGCTACTGCCACAAGAACGGTGACCTTTACCAAGGCAGTCACGCAAGTGGCCTTTGAGACCGACAGCATGAACGCCAACGACATGCCAACCAAGGCGATCGTCAACATTCAGGGATCTTTCCCGGCTGGCAGCGACCTGACGATCGAGATCTGCAATAACGCCAACGATGCGAGCCCGACATGGGAGGACATCACGACAAAGGTGCTGACAGCTCAGAAGCATTTTTTCAATAATACAACCAAAACGGCAGCAAACTGGGCCGTTGCTCTCCGCGTGACTCTCGACAAGGGAACCGCTGAGGGGACGTGCTACATTCAAAGCATAGGGGGGAACTTCGGATGATTTACCACAAGGAACATAGCATAATTGAGGCCAAAGAAAAGGAAGCGGCCTCCGGTGGAACCAGCGCCGAAGATAAGGCTCGCATCGCTGCACTTGAAGCAGAGATCGCCGCCCTTAATGAGGCCATTGAAAGGGGGCTTACAACGTAATGAGCACGAACAACTACGCAGCCCTTGAGGCTGCAATTCGCAGCACCCGCATGAGCTTCAGTGACGAGGCCAAGGCTGGAACGCGCAGCTCGACCGAGATCGTTGCCTGCGAGGGGCTGCTGCCTGCGTGGTCGCCCGGTAAATTCAAGGCCGGAGACCTCAGAACACACGACGGACAGGCATGGAAATGCTTGCAGGATCATGACAGCACAGGTAATGAGACATGGGCCCCGGGCCGCGCCGCCAGCTTGTGGACTGTATTGCATACGACCGATCCAGCCCGTGCCAAGCCGTTCGTTCAACCAACAGGAGCGCACGACGCCTACCTGAAGGGTGAAGCAGTCCTGTGGACTGACGGCAAGGTGTACGTCTCCATCATGGAAACAGCCAACTCGTACAGCCCGGAGGCATACCCTCAAGGCTGGGCGCTTGCCGAGTTAGCATAACGACAAGGAGGTACAAAACAATGCACAAAACAGCAAAGGGGGCGACGGTATGGGCCCTGAAGTAAGCGCGATCATAACGGTCGGCGCTTTTCTTTTATCGGCGACCACATTCTTCATCGGCCGCCAATCCGCAAGCAAAGCGGAAGGAAAGGAGGCGGGCAGTCTGGCCAAGGATATTGAA